TCCTATCATTTCTTCAATCTTATTAAGAAGTTCTATATACTCCCTAATAACATTGCCCATTGTTAAATCTATATCTGTTATTTGATTAAATGCTGCAGCCTTCCCACCAGTTCTACCTGGAATATCCCAGCCTTCTTCATAAGGATTAATAAAATTAACTCCCATAGAAGTTAAATAATGTAACCACTTATTAGTATCCAAACCCATTGATGTTGGTATTTGAGTAATATCCATATTCAAAATCTTACCTTTATCTCTTGCTAATGTAAGCTCTAATCTATAAAATAATACTCTATAAAAGTAAGCCAATGGCTTCATTATACCAACAAGGGACTTGCCAACGACATTATTGCCGTTATAGCTCCCCCCAACATAAGGTAGTTTCTTTCTCCCCAAATTATCAACAGAATCATCATAATAATTTAATGGTTGTATCCCCCAACGAATATCTTCACCTAATTTATAGCCTTCCCAAATCTCATCTATCCAATCCCATTCTATTTGATCATCTGGAAGGGGCTTATAAGATTCATCTACAAGAACAACATTCTCTTCCCCTGTTTCTGGATCTGTTTGTAATAAATACCCTATCTTTTTATATGAACGCCAAACACAATGAATAACTGTTCCTGTGGATTCTTGTTGGTTAGGCTCACTAGCATTTTTACTAGCAAATTTTGAAATATCCCTAAAAGTAATACCACCAGCATTTTTATTACTCAAAGAACCAGCACTTTGATGCCCGCTATAAATATATTCTAAGATATCCTTAAAAGTAGAATCATCTAATTCATCATAAAATCTATCATGTATTTCAGAAGCTGTCATTTCCATTTCATAGGTTACCCAGTCACCATCTTCTATTCCACGATAGCTATCACTTTCATCATAACTTAAATATCTTACATTTGCTTTTTCACTATAAGGTTCACCATTAACAATCCCAACAAAATGAGCTTCCCTATTGCTAATAAGACCATCTTCAAAACCTCTAACACCTTGATCTAAAAGATTAAGTTTTTCATTCAAATAGTCTAAAGTATGTCTAGCAGTTTGCTCTGCTGGATCATAATATTTATTAGTAATATAATTTTCAATCTCAGCCAGCTCTTCTTTTAATTGTTGAGAAGCTTGATCAGAGGTATTATTCATCAACATATTATCAGTGAGAGTTTCCAATAATAATTGCTTCTTATAATCTAGGATACCTTTAACTCCTGCTTCCCCTGTTTTATATACAATATAATTCTGTGGGCGCTTAGTTGCTTCCCCTACTAACAATCTAATCTTAGGAGCAATAATATTAACATTTTGCATTTTAGCAGGGAATCCCTCCCTAACATTAAAGGGATCTGTAACATATTTAAAGTCTTCTTGATTAAACTCACCATTAACTAACTCATAGTTAATTGACATCTGCTCATATAAATCAGAGCCGGTTTTACTTCTAGAAGCAACAGCATCTAAACTATCTTCTTTCCATTGTTTAGTTTTTTTACTTCTTGATACCTTCTGTAGGGGTAAAGTGTTTATTTCTGGGGACGTAATCATATTATACTACATTGTTATAATAATAAGTGTCCATATATAATGGTTCACTAAATAAATTCCTTTTTTGAACTACCTCTTCTTTTGATTTAACATGTATGTCATGTAATTCTTCATTGTAAATCATCACACACATAAATGCCATACATCTATCAAAATTACCTTTATCATTATATGATATTAACTCTTCTAATAAAGGCTCTGATAAAATAGTATGTAAATTAAGTTTTCCATCTCCTCGATCCTCAGATAACCAATCTTTTATTCTCCCCTCACCCCAATCTTTAATACCTTGTGGCATATGTATACCTTTACCTCTATTAGTTTTACTGTCTTGAACAATATCTTTTACTATATCTGGTTGATCTGCTAAAAGATATTCACAATGCTTAGTTGCAAAATATTGAAACAATCCTTTCTTCTCATTTTCATATAGACATTTCGCATTGTAATACATTAATAACTTACGTACATTCTCATAGTATTCCTCTGCAGTATTTGGTCTACCAGTATATTCAGCAACTATTACATTATAATAAGATTCAAAGCCTTGAAACCTTTTGTATATAAAAGTTGAGCCTAAAGAATCAGTAGTTGATTTATCAAAATCATAAGGATCACAGCCCGCTATATATAAACCATATGGTGGATTATCAACAGGATGCTCCCAAATAACAATACTACCAGAATGATCTTCTCCCTTACCTAATCTATATTTTGTTAAATCATTTGGTCTTGACGCCTGCTTCCATTCTAGTACTCCTTCTGAATTAAAAATAAGCTGCCCTACTTGTTTCTGATCTTGTAATGCTTTGTTTGTTCTAACATATGCCAAATGTTTAGATAATTCTGCTTTAGGAAAAATATTTGAACTAATCTGTAATGTTGCTTCCTGAGGATTAAAAGGTTGTTCAGCTATATACCTATCTATAGCTGTTTTATCAGTAGCAGATTCAAACAATTTTCTACGTGCCTCTAATTCCCATTTTAAAGCCTCTTTAATATCAGAATTACCATCACTATCCATAAAGCGGCCCATGTTATAATACTGTGGTACAAAAAATCCACAAGCATTCCCTTGGGCACCATCATCCCATATATTATTTAACTTTAAACAATTATAAGCATCTGGCTCGTAAAATAAATCTTTTAATCCCTCATAATCAGCATCTTCAGTCCCCCCAGTACCGTAAGCAACCATCAACCCAAAAGCAGTGTGATCAGTGTCTTCTACAGAAGGACGAGCTACTTGCCAAGCAGTTTTAAGATTAGGAAATTTACCTGCTTCTTCCCACAAAATTAATTTAGCCCTTTTACCTCTAGCTTTATTAGGATCATTTTTAAGAGTTACTCCCATTATTTCTGACATAAAGCCACGTTCACTTTTAACACCTTCAATAGTCCATTGATAGGAAGCTTTTCTGTGGGTGCTAGTATTCTTAAAATGTCTTTTTTTAAACCAAGCAGTGTTTTGATCAAGGAAGTCCATGAATTCCCACGCTTTAGATAATAAGCCATCTTTTACTAAAAATTCGGACTCAGAAGCTATTGCATAAGATTTAGAACCCTTAATTAAACAAAAGTTTCTGCATAACATTGATCCACCTTTATAGCTATATCCAGCACCTCTCTTTTTAATAACTACAAGATGCTTTCCTTGTCTCTCCGCTTCCTCTATAGTATCAAAATAAGACTTATCATAATCATAAAAAAAAGGAAAATCTCTAGTCCTAATCTTTTTACCTGTTTTCTCATCTACTTTATTTAAAATAATTTGACAATAATTTAAATAAAAATAGTGATATCCAGTAATAGAATCACCATCAGGAGCAGTATATCCTTCTATACAACGTCTCCTCTCTTCTTTCCAATAATCAAGATATGCTTTTGTACCTTTTGGAGCAGCAGTATAAGCTCCATACTTTTTAAATCTTATAGCTGCTTCCCTAAACTTATTAGAATCTTTAATCTTCTGTACTTGTATTTCGTATAGGGGTTCTTCCATTTTGCATTAAATCATTTTCTATAGGAACATCTGGATAATCAACTAAAAATCTACGAATACAATCATTACGATCATATATATTAGGATATAACTTTATTATCTCTGAACGTTTCATTATTCTACATTATCAGGATCCTCAAAATAACCAATTTCTTCTTGTCCTCTTGTGGTTTGTTCTGACATTTCCCTTTCAACTTGTTTTTCAACTAAAGCAAGGGATTTAATGATATTGCCTACTTTTTCAGAATTTCTAACCACATCTGTCATATTATATAACGGACGCCCTAAATCATCTTTTGCTAATAGATCAACACTATAATTATATGCCGTAATCTGATCTTCAATATGTTCTAAAGATCTAAGCATTCTAAGATGTCTTGTTTCCTGAAGTTTTTTGTATTTCTCAATAGCTTCTAATATTTTTTTGTCTGGTTCCCAATTTGATTCAGAACCAAATAGATCTTCTATTATTAATGAAGATTTTTCATTTTCTGCAATATCCCTATAAGGAGAATAATAATCACACATTAAAGCTATATAAGCATATTCTTTAAGTGCTTTCAGTTTTTCTTTAGTTTTGTCCCTATCCCAAATTACTTTCAAAAAAGGTATAGCAATTATATCTGGATTAGGAACTACTTTATGTCCATCTATATCAAAAAGCCGTGCCATTTCTATTAAAAGTAACGTATCCCAAAATTGTTTGTTGTGCCGATATTTATAAAAATTAGTAAACCTATGTTTTTCCCTACCTTTTCTAATAGCTAAAATGCCCAAATACCTAAGTCTTATTGGGCGTTCATCTAAAGGATCCCTTATTATATTAGAAGTAAATATGAAAGGGTCACTAGCCAACTGACTAATAACCCTCTCATCCATATTTAATTCTTTTGATATCTTTTTAACTATTTTCTTATGAGTCTTATCCCCAAACATTATTCCTGTTTATAGTCTTTATAATATTTATTTATCATTATATCAACAGGATTAGTAGACCATTCTCTGTCAAATG